GTTCAGGACACGTACCCCCGTGGGTGACCCGTAGGTTTGGATAAAGTTGCCGGTCTGTTCACCGACCCTGAGTCCGGGTCCGGTCACGCCGTCGGCACGGCAGTATTCGACCAGGATGTTTGAGCCGCCGTATATCGCGATGGGTTGCGATACGTGCAGGAAGTCGATGTTGCGGATTGTGATGTCTGTGCAGTTGTCGAGGTAGATGCAGACGTGGGCGTTCGATGGGCGTCCCGGCATGTACGTGTACTCGGAGTCTGTTGTGCCGTCAAACATCAGTCCGTCGATGACTACGCCTGTTTCGTTTGTCAGCCACAGTTGGTTGTCTTGGAGTGTGCGGTCCATGAACGTCACACCGTCACCCCAATCGCCAGTTGGTGGGTCTACCGGAGGATCTACTGGCGGGTCTGACGGGTACTGGTACAGGTCTTTGTCCCACGGTTGCGTAATGACAGCATCCAATGATCCTGTTTCGTTCAACACGCTGAGGGCAGACACGCGGGCCTGATGCTGGTTCGACTGGAACGGCTCAGGCACATCAGCCAAATGCTCCAAACGTCCAGAGATGACGCCACGCGCCAACGCCTCTTTCGCGGACGCTTCATGATCCGGGATTGTGAAAGGCATTCATTCCTCCTTATAGGTCAGGACAAGGCCGTCGTCTGTTGAGTCAACAGTAACCGTACCCTCCGCAAGGTCAGTGAATGTGATGGTGCCGCCTTTCCTCTTAGACACGACCGTTGCTAGCAACACAGACACTTCCCTGACTTGTGTCTCTAATGCGTGGATGTCTGCGGTTTCGACTTCTACCTTCATACTGCCTCCAATACGGCTATGCGTTGTCGCGCGTCCTTTAGGTCTGTGATGACCGCTGCGAGTACGGCGTCAGAGTTGAAGTTCACCGGTACAGGGTCACCGTCGTTGAACGTAGCTAACCGTCGGTCTATCAACGCGACATCTTCAGCGATGAGTCCGAACGCTTCAACGTTTTCTGCTTCGGGTGCTACACGGAACTCGTCACGGTCACTGGCAGCGATTTCGTTGTTGCGTCGATACCTGAACTGTTTAGGTGACAGCATATCCGACAACCCGATAGGCATCGGACGTTCATCTTTCTTCATGCGCCGTGTGGATGCAATGTAGGTGATGATGCCGCTGCCGGTGTTGAAGTGAACGGGGTTTGCGGACACGTTCGCAAGACCGTAGAAATAGATTTCTTTGTTCCCACCGTATCCCCATTGCATGATGAGGTTTCCACCGGCAGACATACCGAAGTAGTCGTTGGCGATCCGGTATAGGCCACCGTCGGTGTTGTTGACAAACGTGTGCGCGGGGGCACCGACGGAACCGTCGGGTAGCCGCAACGGTGACTCCATCCGAATGTAGGTGGTGTGTCCTTCCATCCATGTGGACGCATTCAGAAGGAACTGCATGTAGTCGCCGCCGGCATCGTTGATGACTACCGCCGCGTCGCCTACCTGAAATATCATCGTGCCTGACTGGAGATCAATGTAGTTGCTGCCGTTGTATTGCAAGTTGACGGCTGAGGACCACATGTACAGCGACCCTGACGCACTGTTGTCAGCGTTGTAACCAAGAAGCCCGTTGCGTGTCAGGTGCAGCCGGTTGGCCCCTGACGAGTCGGTGCGTATAACACCCAAGGTACCCATAGTGAGAGTGTCGTTGACGGTGAGTGTTCCCATGTTTGCGGTGATGGCGTCAAGGGTGGACACGTTGATGTGTGTCGCTGTGACAGCGTTCGCTTGTATTGCAGAGGCACTAATTGAGTTAGCAGCCATTTCGTTTGCGGTGATAGTTCCCGTGGATATTTCTGCTGCGGTTACTGCCTGGGCCGCGAGTTGCACGGTGTCGATAGCGCCCGTAGCGATATAGGTGCCGGTGATGGACCCGACCGTCAAGTGTGCCGCGTCCAGTGTGCCGGTGTTGATGTTGTCCGCATCCAAGTTTGTGACTGACACTTGTGCCGCATCCAACGTGCCGGTGGTAATAGCTGAAGCGGATAGGTTCGCGACGGTCACAATGTTTGCGTCTAACGTACCGGTGGTGATGTCGTCGGCGTTCAAAGTTCCACGCACCACAACGTCTTGGAACTCTGCCGAACCTGTCTCACGGTTGATCTGCCAACCAGCTGAACCCGACGAGAAGTAGTCAGACTGGATGGTGGCAGAGATCTTCAGACTGGATACACCGCCGTCAGCTATGACACGTTCAACGACCGCGCCGGTGCACAAGTCGCGTGACCCGATTGCTCCGTCAGGTGTAGGCATGGTTCCTCATTCGATCTGTGACAGACGCAACTCTGTTCGCCATGTTCTCTGTCTCCGCATCGTAACAGTATGTCTGATTCCCTCAATGAACGACGGCAACGACTTCGATACACCTGCGCGTGACTCGAACACAATCGTTGCTTTCTCTGACAGGTCACGACCGAGGACTTGGGGCCAACACAAAGCGGGTGACGCTTCGGGTTTCACCACAATCTTTTCTACACGTTCTCTCGGTATCTGATAACGCGACAGATACGCTTGGGCCAGGTCGTCACCGTCGGTCGAGTTTGGTAGCAGAATGTCATTCACCGGCAAGGTTCGTATCCCGTACAGGTCGTGTGACGATGTCGAGTTCGCTACCTGTGACGGGAAGCCACCAATGTTGACTTGGATCTGGTTCCAGATTTGTGAGTCGTCGTAGTCTGGTGTGATCCCGTGATACGGTACCTGCCCAACAGCAGGCCCTAACGTTGCTTGTGGCGACAGTCCACTGCGGTAGGTGCGGTTACGGAACGTTGCTTGCCCGTCAGCCGATATGTAAAACTGTCCACCTTCCGAGTCAGTGACTTGTCTAATCAGCGACAGCGACGTTCCGCACGCTGGCGTGTACGCGGGGATTGTTGCGGCACCGGTACCGATGGTGCGCCACGCATTCGGCCACCCAGCCTCGTCTAACAGGTGCCCGACCCGTGTCCCAGAGTTTTCGATAGTTTGAGCGGTGGAGTCTTTCGCAAGGTTCAACGTTTTGAATCCATCAACGGCAGACACATTCACTGTTTCGTCGGTGAAACCTGCAACGGTGAGAGGCCACCGTTCAACGAAGCCACGGAACAGTGTGTACGTCACTGACCCGTATGCGGCACGGATACGTATCTGTCGCATCGGTTTCACACCGGGATAGTATGTCCCTGCATTGTTCGATGGGTCGAAGTTCCCTGTCGAAGCGTCGAGTGTGACTGTTGCTTTCCCAGCTGCATGGTTATCGAGTTCGTTCTGTCGCCCACGGGTCACTGTGAACCCGTAGCATGAACCGGTGATGTCGTACCATGTTGGTGTCGCAACGAGCGGATAGTCATCGAACGCTACTTCGACTGCGACGGATACGTCTGTGTTGTAGAAATATGACAGTTCCGTGGCGACGGGTATTGCCTGCGGGAACGCATAGAACGCAACATTGATGATAGACAGCGACACGTTGACGGATACTTGACCTGTGGCAGTGACCGCACCGAACGTGAACGTAGATGACAGTGACACGGCTGTCGCGGTTGCGGAGACACCCGCAAATACGGCAGGTGTATCAAGTGTGGTGGTGACGGTGAGGGCGGTGAGTGTCACGGTGCGGTTCTGGACACCGGACACGGTAGGTGTAGGGAAGGTGGTTGGAGAAATGACGAGCGGAGTGATTGACACGACGACACCGTCTACAGCTACCGCGGTGACCGTATCGAACGTGGCTGTCGCAGCGAGCACGGTTAACGTAGCTGTGGCGTCGTTTGTAGCTGACGCTGTGGCGGTAGGGAACGTCGTAACGCCGTTCAACACTGATGGGATTATCTGCGACCCCACAGAAACGGTCACACCAGGTAGCGTCATCGTTTCTGGTAACGCCACTAGACCGGCACCCGTTGACAGTGCCGACGTTCCGAATGTGGTGGTGGCAGCTAACGCAGACGGTGTCGGGGTCGCGTCTGTTGTCGAGTTGTCGTACCAGACACCGGTGATACCAACCGAGTCCGATGACGTTGACCATCCCATTGTGACATCGGCGTCAGCTGCGGTTGTGACTGCCTTGGTAGCGACATTCTCGTACCACGTTTTCCCGTTGTTACCGTCGTCATAGTTCAACCGGAGCGTGTACCCACCCGACGATACGGTGACGTTCTCAGCCGTCCAATGAAACGCAGACGCCACAGCGAACCCTGCACCCTGTAACGTTGGTGTGTCGTTGATCGCTACCGACGTACCAGTGTTCGTGTTGTCGTCACCCGTGTCATATGCGAGGTCGCCTTCCATCTCAACAATGATTGCGTGCGCATCTGAAGCTGACACGGTGATAGCGATAGTCGATTCGGTGCCGTCACTGACCTTGTCCCACACTTCCCAATACGGGTTCGATGACGGACCGGTGTCGCGCTGTGTCCAACCGGTAGGGAACGACGTAGCAAAGTTGTCGCCACCAAAGAAACAGATCAGTGTGTTCCCCGATGTGGGTGTGGCCCAACCCGAACCACCGGTCGAGTCAGAACCGGAATCGAACGTCAGTGTCGATCCGAGGTCTTGGTCTGCTGCGGCTTGTACGAAGTCTCCGACAGCCATCGGCTAACCGTTTCGCAACGAGTATTCGCGGCGACCGTTCTCAATCATGTCGACAAGGTCATCGACTGTTGCGGCACCGAACAGGTTCCCCTCAACATACACGTTCACGTCGCCGCCACCGGTGTTGCCGTTAAGCGGTACAACGGTTTCACCGGCCTGCAAGATAGCTGCAACTTCTGACCCGCGTGGACCCGGCACAGTACCGCCTTCATGTCCAATGAAAACGCCTGACCCGATGTCGGTGAACTCTGGGGGCAGGAAACCGGCGGGTGGTGCAGGCAGGTTCCATGTACCTGTCAGAGAGAAATGGACGCTGGTGCCGTCCAACAAACCGAGTTTGATTGCCAACCTGCGTGCAGCGTCCTCGGAGATACCTAGTTTCGTTGTCAACGCTGAGAGGACGGATTCGATGTTGTTGAGGTCTATACCGTCCAACGCAACCTGTACTTCGTTGAGTGCGTTCCCTGCCAACTTGTCGAGTTCCAATTCTAGTGCAAACGCGCTATCCATGTCGTTCGCTAGTTTCGCTGCCGCGTCGGCAGCAGCTGGACCGGCATCTGCCAACTGTTGGACGACAGCATCCAACCCTGCCGCGGCGAGTTGCGACATTGCTTCGTTGAATGTTTCAGCGACCTTCGCTTGGTCTTTGATGTTTTGGATCATCTCAGCGACGGACGTCTGAATTTGGTCTGGTGCGCCAGAGAAAATGTCGATCATCCCCTGGACGCCGGCCTCTACACCGAGTTCTGCGGATGCTGCGGCATCCGTCAACGACTTCTCCCACAACTCGAAATCGTCAATGTTGTCCTCTAACGCAGGGCCGACTTCGTCGTGTAACACATCGGCAGCGTCGCGTTGCGCTTCGCTGTTACGACCGGCAGCTAACGCAACCTTGTCCTGCAAATCTTCTTGTTCGCCTTGCCGTTTACCGAGTTGCTTCAGTTCGGCTTCAACCGACGCTGCTTCGGTTTCTTGTTTCCCTAGTTCAGTGTTGACACGGAAGATGGCATCACCGACAGCATCCAACGTGCCTTCACCAGCACCTGCGGTGCGTAGATAATCCAACACTTTCAAACGTGCCTGCGGTGCCATCAGATCGGTGTTCGTCAACGCTGTCGTGATGTCGGTCAGCGACAGTCCCGCTTCGCGCATAGTCCGCAGGTCGTCTTCACCGAAGATGCCTTTCAGGTTGTCGAGCGATATGACACTGAAAGTTTCGAGGTCGCGTTTGATCCCTGCGACTTGTCCCTCTGTGTCGCGGGCGTTGGCTCCGATTAATGCTACGGCACCGGCAACGAGCGCGAGTCCGGCGATGACAGGATGCGCGTAGAGGGCTGCGAGGGCGACAACTACGAGTCCGATAGCGACAACGACCTTCCCTATCGGACCGGGTAGGTTGGTGAAGAAGTCTTTGATACGTCCTGCACCGGCAACGAAGTCACTGACGAAGTCTGCGAGTTTCCCGAACCATTCGATAGCGGTGTCAAGTGCGGCAGGTAACCGTTTCTCCATCCAGTCCGCGACCTGGGCAACGAACGGTCCAAGTTTCTTCCCAATGTCCAAGACAGCAGTTGCGACAGAGGCTTTGATTTTGTCCCACGACCGCGACAGTCCCTCGTCCATTGTTTCGAACGCTGACTGTGTTGCACCAGAATCAGTCTGCATCTCGTCCATTGCCAGTCCGAACGCTTCCGCCCCGGACCCTGAGGTGAGGGAGATGACACCCATACCTGCTTCGACCGATCCGAACAGGTCACCGACGCCGACACCCATATCGTCGGCTTTGCCCTTCATCTCTTGGAACGCTTCTTCTACGGTGCCGCCACCAGCGATAAACTCTGGGAATGTTTGACCTGTTGCTTCCTTGAAATGGTCGAACGCTATTGTCCCTTCCTTACCAAGTTCGACAAGTGCTTGCCTGAGTTGTGTTGAGGCGACCCTTGTTGGTGTGCCCTGTGCTGTCATCGCCGCCAACGCTGCGGTGACGTCACCGAAGTTGACACCCAAACCCGCAGCTACCGGGTTGACTTGGAACAGTGACTGGGACAATTCCTCTATCGTCGTTTTCCCTAAACGAACAGCGGTGAACATGTGGTCCGAAGCTTCACCAGCAGTGATGTTCTCTTTCCCGAACGCGTTCACAACACTGGTGATACCGTCCACAGCGACACCCAAATCGGTGACTCCACCAATAGCAGTCTTGGATGCGACTTCCATAAAGTCGAACACGTTCTCTGCCGGGACACCAGCAGAGATAGCGTCATACAGGGCTGGTACGATGTCGTCGGGGAGTATCCCCATCTCTTTCGCCAAGTCTTTGACGTCGTCTTCCATCTTCCCCATAGCCTTGTCGCTGATGCCCGGCATGAGGGTAAAGACTTCTTTCATGCCTTTCTCGAACGCGGCGAACTCGCCTACCGCTTTGGCACCGAACGCGGCAACCGCGACCCCAGCGGCGGCACCAGCAACAACAGCTGCTTTCCCGAACTTCTGGAAACCTGCCTGCGATTTCTGACCAAACGACCTAACTTCCTTGTCGGCCTTCGATAGTCCCGTTTTCAACCCGGTATGGTCGACACCGAGCATCGCTATGAGTGTTGCGACTGTTGTCGCCATCTAACGCCTCTTTGCTTTCGCCATACGTTCGCGCTGCTTCGCTTCCTTGTGACGGATACTGTCCAACGCCATCCTCTGCCCTATCTCAACCGATGTCATGTTCGCCAACATCCCTGTCAACGACATGCCCATAGCCTCCGATTTCTCTAGGCACCAGCGGAGGTAGGGTCCGCTTCTACCTGTGATTCTGCTTCGTCCATGTTCGTCCCTGACATTCGTATCGCCGCCAGCACGACTTCCTCTACAGCGGCACCCGACTTCCCTGACAGGGCGTCACGGTCTGCCTTGTCAAATATCAGTTCACCCGTATCGGGGTCGCGTGCAACCAGGATGAGGATGTCAGCGTTCGCATGATCAGACCCTGACGTGGCAAGTTTCTGTATCTTGGAACGCTGAATGCCGTCCATGCCTTGCACCATCACCTTGACGCCCCAAGCGGGTACGTCAATGACTTCTTCACCTAGGTCGTCTGCTGTCAGGATTGTGTCTCTAAGACTCATAATCGTGTCCTATTCTGTAGTCGCGTAATACATCGGTCCGTCAACGGTGAGCGTGACCGATTCTTCTTGTAGGCCGTCGCGTGGCACCTGATACCCGTCACCAGCAACTTGTGCATACGCTTCCAGTTTGTATGTCGAACCTAGATGCAACTCAACAATGACATCCTGTTCAGTGTTGATGCGGTCGAAGAACTCCGGTGTGTACCCGGTTGTTCCCGGTCCCTCTGGCACAATCCGACCGAGGTCAATCGTTGCACCCTGCAGCCCTGCCTGGAATGTGCGCCACTGTTGGTCGCCGCTGGTAGTCGAGAACGATGTGACGTCATGCATCGTGTTATCAATGTCAGCTGCCCACGTTCTCGTCCACGGCAAATACGACGCTGTGACCCAATACACGGTGGCGGTCACCAGCGCGGATTCCGCTGTCGTCAACGGTGTACCGGTGAACGTCAACTTCCCCTGTACAGGGTTGTACGTGAAGTCGGTGTGTGCCGTCGAGTTCACTAACACCACTGGCGGCAAGGTGCGTGTCCAATGCCGTTTCGTGGCGTCGGTGATACGGAACTCTGTCCGGTCCGTCGTCGCAGACAGGCTGGTGAACGCTTCACCTGCTGCTGTTGAATATGTAGCCGCGGTGTATTTGACCTTCGCGGCCTTACCCGTCAGCGCAGCCATCAGGTGCTAGTCGTGAACGTGACGGCACCGGTGCCCTGCAAAGACCATGTCGCGTCAGTCATGCCACCAATGTCGGCACCGAACGATGCGGACGAAATGAATGCGTTGCCAGTCAGCTTGCCGCCGACCGTCTGATCCAACTCCAAAACGATTGCCGCCGATGCGGGTGTGAAGGTGTCAGTAATCAGGTTCGCTTGCCCTGTCGATGCAGAGTCGTATCCGACACCATCCAGCGAACCTGTCCAACCAGATAGACCGGCAGCGAAGTCGCGCCACTGTGCCGCTGAGGTTGTGAACGATGTGATGTCGTGCATGTCGTTGTCTATGTCCATCGACCACGATCCGATGGATGCGACCGAACCGCCTGCGTACAGTACGGTGCCGCCTTTGCCTGTTAGTGCTGCCATGTGTTTCTCCTAGCCTGTTGACTTCATTACATCAAAGTTGAGGGACATTACGAACCTGTCGTTCTGGTCCCGGTTGATAAGGAACGGTGATTGGACTGCGTCTATGGACCCGTATGATATTCCGGTCGCTGTCGGGAGGGTGGTATTGCCGACACCGTCCAAGATTGTGAACACATCCTCCATCACGAGCCGTACAGTTTGGTAGTCGGTGGAGCGGGAGTGAACCATCAAACCCGGCTGCTCGTACACTCTTGCACCGCCACCTGTCGTGAACTGGTTGATCGGACCGAACCCGCCCGTTTCGAACAGTGTCGTGCAAGTGTCTGGACTGTCGGGCATGAACGACTTGGTGAGGTTGACACCGACGGTGAGGCGGGTGCTGTTGGCTGTGAGGTAGGTGGCGATGTCGTCAAGAATCATACGCCACCCCTCTTACCGATACGGTCGAGGACACGGTTCTTCATACGACCGCTGATGCCTTTGGCTTGGTCTTTCACTGCGGACTCTAAGAACTTGGCGCGCCCGACAGGATGGTTCGCCGTCAAAATCTCATGAACAAACACGGCGTAGTCTGTGCCATACGCGAGCGTGACG